AAAAATAAACGTACGCTGTGCCGGTTGCATTCGGTCTGAGAAAATCAATCGTGATGGTGTTCCCGCTTATCGTTTGAGTGATTTCGACCTCTACCGTGCAATGAACGAAGGCGACAACAGGCTGACCTGCGGGGAATGTGTGCGTCACTTTGGTATTAAACCCCGATGTTCCCTGAAGTGCCGCTGTCTTTCGCGCCTGTAGAGCGATTGGCGAGCTGTTCGCGGTCACCCATACTTCCCCGCTGGTCGTCGTCAGTAAAACGCCATACTCCGCCATTTATGCCCTCTCGATCTGGAAAATGAGATAAGCCGCTGCCGCAGGCTCAGTCCCTGCTGAGTAGTCGGTATCGCCTACTGCTGACACTGTTGCGGTTCCCCCCGAAATGGTGATCTTCCTCCGACTCGTACCAAACTGATCGCCGTTCATGCTCTGAAAATAGGTCAGCCTGCAACCCGGTGGAAGCGCTACGGTGTAAGAGCCTGTTTTCTGGTTCTGGGCCAGCTGGAGATAGCCACAAACGCTGACAGGCTTAACGCCATAGTTGTTTACCTTGCCTGATGCGTCCCATGTCTGAACACCATATTCCGCCATCCAGTTCTCCTGAAAAAAAGAGGCCCCGTAAGAGGCCTCCCGTTACCATGTTCCCGTGATTCTCCCGATCTGCACCCTCAACCCATTGTTGGAGTCCCGGACACTAATTGTCTGATTGGTTTGTTTCATTGCCCCCTCTCCAGCTGTGGAGCCGTAGTTCTCAAACGTTCCTGACTTATCCAGTTTCCATCCGACGGAACCAGCAACGTAGTTATTTGACTGAATGTAGTTACCTATTTTGGCATTGCTGATGGTACCGTCCTGGATGAACGTATCCCGGATGAAGGTCTGTCCGTTCTGGATAACGAACGGCAACGATACCGCCCCACCAGCCTGCGCCATTACCGCGAAACGGTCAGCCACAAACAGCACCTGTGATTGCATGCCAGATGGAGTATTCTCAACACCTATCCCCATACCAGCAGCATACTGTTTTCCGTTCGCATCCACGGCAACCTTGATGCTGTACATCGCCTTCAGGTCGCCGTTGACGTTCGCAATGGCCTGCGCGTTGGTGGTGATCGCTGAAGTGTGCCCGTTGATGGTCGCCGTAATGCCGTTTATCTGCGTGGCCGTGGCCTGCTGATAATTGGAAAACGTCTGGTTCAGGCTGTTGATTGCTGCCTTGTTGCCGTTCACGTCAGCCTGCAAGCTCAGCAGCGAACGTGCTGTTGCCTCCCTGTCGCTTGCCATGACGTTATCAATACGATCGATGCCGGCCATGCTGTCACCGTACTGCGCGCTCAGTCTCACCTGCTGATCAACCTGCGCCAGCGTACTCGTTATTAGCGCGATAGCGTTATTCTGGATGCCGCCGCTGGCAGTATCGGTTCTTGCTCCCAGCTCCTCCAGGCGGGATGCCATTGATGAAGTCGTGTCGGTGACAACCTGTCGCAACGTGGTGATATCAGCAGTGTTTTGTGAGCTGGCTTGCTCGGCCGCATCTGCCTTACCTGATGCAGCGTCAGCTTTACTCGAAGCCGAATCAGCTTTATCAGAAATGACCTGAGTACTCGCAGTAAGCTGGTCGACAGCTGTCGCCCTCGCCTGCGTTTCATCTGACAGAGCCTGCCTTACCTCGGTAATTCCCGCCTCGTTCTGCTCAGTTTTTGCCTCAAGACGAGTAACATCCGTGACGCGAGCCTCCGTCTCAGTGGCGATCACCTCCCGGAGTTGTTCGAAGGTCGCAGAGTTAGCGCCCTGCTGGGCTGTCTGCCGCACGACAACATCAGCAATAGCAAGCGCGTTGCCGATGATTGCTTCTGCTGTCTGCTTATTCGATCCAACCGCCGCTGCAAGACCGTTTGCATTCTCTTTGATTGCATCAGCCAGTTCTGCGAACTTTTCACTGCTCTCCACCGCGCTCTCGATCAGGTCTTTGAACGTATCAGTCTCTTTAATCTCCTCCAGGATTGCATCGGTGATATCAGATACATCAATGCTGGCCTGCCCGCGCACAAAGTCTGTGTACCCTGATTCGTTTCCGCTGCGGTCCACCAGCTGCGCGCGGTACCAGAAAATTTGCCCTGCCTTAAGGCCCATCTGCTGATACTTGCGCTGCGGATAGGGTACGTCTGCCAGCAGCATCGCATCGTCTTCGGTACCGGTCAGGCTGTACTGAATTTCCGTCTTCAGCGTGTCGTCGGTGTTCGCCGGGAATCCCCAGTTCAGCTCGATACCGAATACCACATTATCGGAAGCGATGAAGCCGACCGGTTTCGGCGGATTGCCCACTTTCCCCGTCAGCGTTTTCTCTTCTGAATAGCCCCATCCGGACGAGATTTCTGCTGCATTGATTGCGCGTACGCGCACCAGGTAGCGCCCGGCATAAATCCCGGGGACGTCGAATGACGTGGTGGAGCTGCGCGGCACGTTAACCCAGTTCCCATCATTGCGGCGCCATTGCGCTTCATAGGCGATAGCGTTCTGCGCCTGGTCCCAGCTCACGCGCATCGTTTCGACGCTGATATTTTGCTGCACCACAGAAAACGAGCTGATCACGATGTTCGCAGGCGGCGACTGGTTGCCCGGCGGGATCACGCTCACCGGCCGCTGGTCAATGATGGCTCCGGTATCGATTCGGGCATATTTATCCGGATCGTGCCATGCACCGGTAATGGTGAAAGTGCCATCATCGTTATCAGCGACACTCACAACACGATACTGCTGCGCGTAGAGTTCGTTTGACTCAACCACCCAGACAGCTTCGGCCTGAGGCGTCTCACTGTACGCGGTGGTGACTGTGACCGATTCCCCGTTAACCGCCTGAATGGTCCTGCTCTGTGACGCTCCGGAGGGAAGGTTGAGGATAAGGCGATCACCTGCTGCCGCATCAGCTACACGGTCAAGTTTGATAACGCGACCATTAACGGCGCTGATGCGTCCGCCCATAACCTTTCCGGAAAGCAGCTCGTCTGCCACAGCGATGATATAGCCAGGCTGCGGTATGTTTCCGTCCAGCCCGACATCGAACGAAACAACGCGATCCTTGTTGTTGGTGAGAATACCCCAGCGCCCCTTTCGGTTCGCTTCTGACTGTCTGGTACAGCCGATGGCTGTCATTTCCAGCTGATTGAAGCCGTACCGCGCTACCAGCGCCTGCTCGAATACGGGTTCCATCGCGTCAGCGTAGGCGTTACCGGGATCGGACCATGAAACCAGCGCTGTAGTGTAGCGGGTTTTCGTGGTGCTGCTTGAATAGGTGAAGCGACCGCCAACAACGTTAGCGCGCGTATAGCTGTAATCCACATCACGGGGCATATCGGCCAGAGCAACGATCTGATCGCCACCCCAGTACGTCATGCCACGGAATATGGCCGCAAAATCACGCAGGACTGTATAAGCATCATTCCGGTCCTGAATGTACACATTGCAGATATACCGTGGTTCGGTTCCATTACCTCCTTTACCGTCTGGTACCATTTGATCGCAATACTGGGCGACCTGATAAAGTGTCCACTTATCGATGTTTGCGGCAGTCAAACGGTGACCGAGGCCGAACCGGTCAGAAACAACCAGATCGTAAAAAATCCACGCAGGGTTATCCGTCCATGCCCACTTAAAAGCCCCGGTCCATGTACCACTGTATGATCGGGTTTCAGGGTCGTAAGTATCAGGAACGCGAATAACGCGGCCACGTGGTTCACAAGAGATCTGAGGGATAGAGCCATTAAACTGGCTGGAGTCGAATTCGATGTACAGCAGCGCGGTGTTCGGGTATCGCAATTTCGCATCAATCACCTCAGTGAAGCTCTGTAGCGTCATCGTGTCGCCGATCTTCGCACTGTTGGCGTCAGCGGTAATTTTGCGCAGTCTGATTGTCCAGGTACTGCGAGCCTGAGGTAAATCAATACGGTGGCTACGCTCGTAACCTGAGGTCGTTTTCCCGGTCACACTGGTATTGAGGACTGTCTGCCATGTCCCGCCGTCCGTCTGCAAGTCAATCGCATAATTAACCGAGTAACCAACCAGATCGCCATCGTCCTCCTGCTTGAAAAGCGAAGGCCATTTCAGGCGTAAACGAACCGCTGAAAGCTGTGTATTGGTGAAGGTTCGTGTCCACGCTGTAGCGCTCGTTACCTCGGTTCCCACGCTGATTTCGTTTTCGGTACCGGGAATGCCCTGAATATATTTTTGCGCCTGCGTTCCCGCGCGAAACTCCCACGTCACGCCGCTGAAGTTTTGAGAACCGTCGGTATTCTCCAGCGCCGTTCCGTCCAGGTAGATATCTTTGCCGGTTAGCTGCCCTGCAAACTCCCCTTCGCCAAGCGCAACGAGGATTTTTGCCTTCGCTACAGATTGCAGATCATCAGGCTGTTCGGTAGGGGTTCGGGAACTTGAGCTGCCGCCCTTGCGGCCCTTTAACACTTTATCTGTAGCCATATTGCGCCCATAAAAAAAGCCACCCGAAGGTGGCCAGAAAAAAGGTTTGTTATCTACTGCTGATCTTCGACATAAATCCCGGCGGAAATAATCGCTCCGCCGATTCGCCGGCGGCCGTAAAGGAGCGGAACCGGGTAACCCTGTGCGGCGGTATTTGTTACCCCGCCGAACGCATAAGAGGCACGGTTATCTGCACTTTGTTTGCTGGCTAATCCTGCTGGCTGAGGAGATAGCATCTGGACAATACCACCCGCCATCATAGCTCCACCAGCCATCATTACATTTACACCCCAAGCCTGGGCAAAACCAAATGTAGCAATCGCACCTACTGCAACAATAACAGCACCCAATATTGTCTGAAGTACACCAGCCTTTTTGCTTCCGATGATAACCGGTACAATCCTGACCACTTCACCAGTTACCGGAAACCCTAGGTCATCAACTCCTATGTTTTTCTTTCCTTTAAAAATGGCAAAGGTTAGTCCGCGACGCTTGCTGTTTACCATATAACTTTCAAACCCGGAGATTGTTTTTGCGAGTGCTACACCTGCTTCAGAAACTTTACTGATAAGTCGCCAATGAGTTTTACCAAATATTTTCCCGGGTTCGCCGCCGAGTTCAATTCGAGTCATTACTTCAGACATGTAAACCTCTTAAAAATAAAAAAACCCCGCCTGAGCGAGGTTATATATAATTGCTGCATTCAAAATGCTGTAGGGTAGATACCAAAATCACCGTTGGTTCCGTAACCAACTCTAAACATCAATACCCCAGTATCTGTCACCTTACCCGACTGTTCGCTCATGCCTCCGCCACACATACCTTTGGGCCAAGCGCTAAAGATATGATCTCCAATTTTGGGATAGACCGTTACCTTTTGAGCTGTGTCTAAGTCTGCAACCTCCTTGCCATCAACATAAACTCGGGTCATGCAGGCGCTGCCCATAAAACCAGAGTCGCGTTTGATTATTACCTTACCAGTCCCTTCTTTTTTAACTAGCAGTGTATTGTTGATAACCTGTTTTGCAGGAACATCCTGTGCTTGTTCATTTGTCACCGGCTTAGTTGCACAACCAGCAACCATTAAGATGGAGGTAAAAACTAAAATTCTTTTCATATCCCTATCCCCTTTGGTCAATTTTGCCAAAAGAGTAGCAGGGATCGAGCGGTAGCAAAACCGAATGTTATCTTGGTTCACGCGCCCTTTAAATACCGGGGAGATACATCTGTACTTCATCAGCTACGCGCTCCCGTGCTGTGTGTAGAAGCCGCTTGCGGCCACCAACACCCCACTTTGCCATCTGGCTGGCACATTGGCTAATCGCTTTGGTTTCGGTGTTAATCACATGGTCGATTTTGTTAAGGCGTGACATGGCATCTATGCCTTTTCTTATCACCATCTGAAATGTTTCATAGACTTTGATTTCGAACAATGGATTCAGCCATGCTGCATAGCGTATAGCGACCAACTCAAGACCCCAGGTGCCTTGGTCAGTACCACCTTTGACAACTTTGACCGATGCAACTTTCATTGCATCGCTTAATGTTCGTACAAAACGCTTAACCTGCATACTCTGCATGAAGGCACCAGGCCTTTGCGACTCAGTAGCCTGACCGTTTGCTACAGCTGCCGCATGAAGATCGTTCAGGTTATAGCGACCTTCATTATCGACACGAACGGAAATGCCGTTTACAGATACGGTTGGATATTGCATATCGGAATACCTTTTAGTGATGAACCTTGTCGCACAGGAAAACGGCCCCAAGAAGGCTCCGACAGCCAGCCGGTTCCTCAAGGTGCATCCTGAAAGGTTCTTGGTTTGAATTGCGCGTGCGGTGCGCGGTGAAATGCGGGGTTTAAAAAAACCCACCTGAGTGGGCTATAGAAGCGTTTTATATCTGACGATCTTCATCGTCCTTTCCTGCCAGTAGCCACCATACGGCACGCGCTGGCTTAGGTGTCCGTACAGGTGATGCAGCAGCATATTGCCCTCCAGCAAAATTCCCGCGTGGTTCCACTTTTCAGCCTGGACCTGCATGATCACCATATCGCCTGGTTTCGGTGGCCCGTCGAATTCACGGAATCCGCACTCATACCAGCAATCCTGATAGAAGTTGTCCGGATAGTCGTTTTCCCACCAGGGATAATCCACACGATAATCGTGCAATTCAATGCCATGCGTTTGCCGGAAATAGCTCATTACCAGCCCCCAGCAGTCGAAGTGTCCAAGCACAAACGGACGCTCCAGCAGCGGCAGTTCTCCGCGTGGTTGGATGGTGCGTAAATCCCCCTCCGGCCAGCTCACAATATGCCAGGGTAAAAGCGTTGCGTCGCATTGCGCTTTATCCAGTTCGCTCGGTTGCGTTGTGGCGTCAGGGTGACTGTGAACGATGGCGATCACCGTTCCCCAGTCCTCAGCAGCTGCGTAGTCTTCGATGCAAAGGACAAAATTGTCCTCCGGCGCTTCGGCAAGGTTACGGCATGGGAAATACCGCTCAACACGGCTTTTCTGAGCTACGACTCCACAGCACTCACGAGGATATTCAACTGCAGCATGCGCCATAATCGCATCGATGGTTTTCTGACGCATATCAGCTCCTGATTAATGACGTTCCGGGGAAGCCTCCGAATGGAAGCTCATTACCTTCACCATGACGCAGTTTGCAGGCAGAAAGTGTTCCGTTGCATTCATCAAGTGAAGGGTCGCTTACCGGGTTGTTGTTTTTGTCGAAATAGTTGGTCCCGGCATAATCGCAGCCATCGCCGGTGCGATACTTGTTCCGTATGCACCAGGTGCACAGGGAATGAAGCTGCCGCGTAGGGATCATTAGCCCCTGCAAATCCATAGGGCTGGAAAGCGTGAACTCCACCTGCTCATTCGTTTCTGTGGATTTTGCATCGATGTAGAAGACCTTCAGTTTTTCCTGTGTCGGATCCGCTGAGGGATTACCTTCCTGATAGTTTCTGGCATCCAGGTACTGCGCCAGCGTGTCGTGGATACTGACTTTTGCCTGTAGCAGGTCATCGTATGCCAGGCAAAGCGAAGTGATAGAGCTGTCCAGATTAGCCACTGTCAGTTTTGGCTGAGGACTGGTACCGTCAGTGGTGGCTTCAATGCCTTCCACCTGACACGGCCAGGCCTTATATTCCTGCCCCTGCCACCAGATAGACTTCGCGGGTAGTTTACTTTCATCACCACCAGCAGCATCAATCTCCTCTGGGGTGTGCGCGATATTATGCGAATGAAAATTCAGGACATCTGACATGCCGAACGCCGTACCGTCGACAGAAAAAAGCCGGACGTGATTGCCCGGCTCAAGCTTTTGATAATCTGCATTAAGACTCATGGTGCGAACGCCTGCTCGAAGGTTGCTGTAATGGTCATCACTTTGACGTTTTTCAGCGACTGTTTCAGGCTGTCAGGTTCGACACGCCACAACGCTTTATCACCGAAAGGTGGTGTGAAGATAAACGACTTCGTTTTGTGTCGGCGCAGAAAAGCATGTATCTGCATCGCGGTTTGTGGATCACCGGAAAACGAAAACTCATAGGTGAGCATTTCGTCATTCAGCCCAGACCCACTGACCTGGGCATAACCATCCCCAAACTGCGCTTTTCGCACCGAGTCTTTACTGCCGAGCGTGGGCTGGCTGGATGCCTTAATGCCCCAGGTGAATGTCTCTAAAGCCATAAATTTTACCTGCGATTATTGGCATTCCAGATGAGTCCGCCAGGACGGATAGCCTGAGCAATGCCATCACTGACAGACTTATTGATGACCTGCTGATATGCCTTACCCAGGCGGTCACCATCGCCTTGTTGCTGCGTTCCCGCAGAGGCATTTTCAACGGTAACGGGCGCATAAACGCGCACACCAAAAGGCGTTGCGGCTGGTACTGCACCACTTCCGCCTACAAGACCACCCGTGGCATACCCTTTCATCATGCGGTACAGATTAGAGACCCCGATCCGGCTCGTTGCTTCTTTTGTGAATACGAACTCGCCGCGGTGAACGATGCCGGCAGGCTCATACTTCCCACCTGAGCCAGTGTATCCGCCGCCATCAAATCCCATCGCTGTTGTGGCGGAGCTGACCAGACCTGCCATCGCCTGCTTCATCAGGATTTGAGTGAGCATGGATAAGGTTGACCGCGTAAAATCACCCCAGTTGGCTTTCCCGGTCGTGAGCATATCCGCCATATTCTGCCCGATACCGTCAAACGTACTCGTGGCAAACGACTTCATTTGCCCGTAGGCATCAGCAGCAGAATCGGCATAATCCGCCCATGCCGATTTCGCTCCAGAAAGCCAGTCCCCGCGCAGGTTATCCTGTTCAGCGTAATAATTTTTCAGTGCAGTCAACTCATTCTGATAGCCCGGATCAGTATCTGACCCGCCCGCATTCATCCAGCCCTGCCGGAGTTGAGCCTCTTCATTCTGACGTTGCGCTGCCCGACTCCCCATACTCCCGCCCGCCACCAGCGCGCGGGTTTTCTCGCCCATCTGGGTGACGTATTTTTGTGAAGTATCCTGAAGACGGTTAAGGCGTTCCTGAGCGGCAATCTGATCACCCAGTTTTGCATTCATCTCCGCGCGCGAAAGCACCTCATCCTTACTGGCCAGCAGGGATTTTTCTTCCACAGAGAGGGTGCGTTTTTTTGCGGCCTCTTCCAGAACGGAGAAGCGGGCCTGCTGCCGCCAGAGCTCCTGCCGCTGCTGGCTGATAGTGTCATTGATACCTTTGTGCTCTTGCAGTGTGCGTAATTGCGTCTCAAGCTCCATCGTCTGTGCGGTGGCGGTATCGGTCGCCCGAGTGCCGGCTGGCGTTCTGACCGCTGCGGTCCTTTTCGACGGTTTCTTGAGAGTATCCTCATACTCTTTTTTTGCCGCAGCCAGGTTAATGTTGTAGTCGGCCTGGAGGATACGGCCATCCTTCAGAGCCTTGTTAAGCTCATTCTGGCGGGCCGTGTACTTTTCCAGGGCACTTTGTGTTTTGGCGTAATTGGCCTGGGCCTGCGCGGCGTACTTTTGGCGGTCAGATTCCGCAGTCGCTTCTCGCGATGCATTCTCTTCGTTCGCTTTGGCAACACCCGCCTGCTGCTGCGCCATATCGAGCGCCAGTCTGGCCGTTTCCCTGTCGTTCCAGAACCGGGCGCGCGCCTCATCATTCACATAACGATCACCCTTACGCAGGTTCCAGATTTCATCTGCCTTTTTGAAAGCGGCTTCTGCCTTTGCCACCATCTCCTGTGCAGTGTCAGGGCGGCCGATATCCAGTGCCGCATCCCACATCGATTTAAAGGCACGCTTCAGGCTGTCTGCCGATGACTCAATCGTTCCCATGTTGTCACGGAGCGATTTTGTCTGCTCGTTAAACCCGGAGGTCGCAGCATCGTTTGCCGCTTGCAGGGCAGCTGCTTCATCACCGGCCCGCTGCAATTGCGCCACATAAGCTATCTGCTCAGCAGTCGCATTGTGAAATTGCTGGGCCATGGCAATCAGCCCGGAGGTCGGGTCTGAGGTCAGTTTTCCAAACGCGGCCGCAACCTTATCAACCGGCACACCTGAAGCGTCAGTAAAGCGCGCAACCGCCTGGCTCATATCATCAAAGCGGGAACCCGCACGGACACCCGCATTGACCAGCTCAGTCAGCGCTTCGCTGGTCTGGTTGAATGTCAGCCCTGCGGCCTGCCCGTTTCGTGCCAGAACCAGCATTCTGTCGGCGGTCAGCCCCGCTGAATTCCCTGATAGCACCAGTGTCTTGTTGAAATCAGACAGCGTTGACGAACCGGCATACCATGCATAGAACAATGCCCCTGTTGCGGCAGAAAGCGCCGTAACGCCCACCATAACCGGGGAGATAGTGCCCAGCAGCGCGCGGAACGTTGGAATAATACCGCCGAAGGAGTCCTTCACCTGGCCACCCTGCTGGAGAAGGATAAGCCACGGACTCTGCCCCCCTGCCAGCTGGGTCGCAATATCAGTAAACTGCGCCGGGAGCATACGCATTGCAGCGTTATATTGCCCGACAGATATCCCGGCCTTACGGGCGGCACTCTCCTGGCGGGTAAATGACTGCTGCATTCGCAACGCGGCATCATTTGCCGCATCACCCGTCTGCTTAAATTCTTTTTTAACGTAGCTGATCTGTTCAGTGAATTTCGTCGAGTTAACGTCAAGGTTAACGACCAGATCACCGACTGCCGTCTGGGCCATAGCGTACGCCTCCTGAAATTCCTGCTGCCTTTGCCATCAGCGTCTCATCGCCAGGCCCATCGATATCGACAGGATCCGATGCAGGAGAAAGAATGCTGAAACTGTCGGGGGTTAATTCCGGATCGGCGAAAAACAGGGTTGATATGGTGTAGAGCAGGCCGGAGAAATGAGCATCCAGCTGCGCATCATGAAAGTAGTTGTCCCGGTAGAAGATTTTCCAGTCGCCATATTCCGTAGAAGACATGCCAGCAAGCATGGCGCGCCAGTCAGGGCGACCGAACTCACGCGCCAGTTTCATGGCAAATATCAGCTCGCTGGCGAGGGCTTTTCCGCCGTAACGGGTTCGGCTGGCTCATTCTTTTCTTCGCCAGGCTCTTCCGGATCATCCGTTACAGGTGCAATCATGCCAGACAGGAGTTTTACCTTATATTCAGCTTCGGCAATAAGTTCAGCCGGCCAGGTCTGCATGACTTCATCCTGAATTTTTGCCACTTCTGCCGCTGCATTATCGCCCTGAGAGCCTTTCAGGGAATGACCATGCCAGAGAGACATCGCCACCAGATAAGCCCCACTCTTCACGGTGAGTGTAACGGCCGCCTGAATATCGCCCCCTTCAACTGCTTCCATCTGTTTCAGGTATTCAAGGTGTTCAATACGCTGTAATGCTGACAGCTGGAACAATGTGACACTGCTGCCGTTACTTTCAAGCAGTTCGCTTTTTAGAAACATTATCTACTCCAGGAACGGGGCTGACGCCCCGGTTATCAGGAAACAGTCACTTTGCAGATAGCCACAAAGTTACCGTCATTGCTCATAACGATGATTTCTACGGTACCTGCCGCCACGCCGGTGACAGTCAGGGTATTGCCGCTGACGGTGACCGTTGCCTTAGACGGGTCAGAGGTTGCAACCCGGAACGAGGAATCGGAAGCACTGGCTGGCAGCACCGATGCCACCAGCTGAGTGGTCGCGCCAACAGCAACAGCAGCCGTGGCTTTATCCAGGGTGATCCCCGTTACGCCAATCGGTACCGAACCGCTGTCTTCAGCGAGTGACGGCTTACCGTTGTTGGTGATTTTTACGGTTCGCGTCATCGTCTCTTTAGACGTAACGGTCTTGCCAAGGCTGCTCACCCATCCTTTAAAGGCATCGACAACGCCGTTCGGATACTTAATTTTGTACCCTTTAACAGCGCCCTCATCGAACCAGTTCACCAGCTCCTGTTGCCCGCTCTCACCAGGTAACCAGGCCAGAGTGAAGCTGGTTTCGCCGGCAGATTTCTGGCCCTGCATGGTCGAAGTCCAGTCAGGATTGTCATCGTCGACGTAGGTATCGTCTTCTGACTCTGCTGTCAGTTCGCCAGGCTGGATGTCTTTAATCTTTGCCAGGCGGAACCAGCCTACATCCGAAACTGGGTTCGCAAATGGGTCACCGCTTCCGGCATAAACCCACAGCGTTGTACCAGCGCCTTTCGTTGGCGCCAGAGGGTTTGGTGTGGTCATAAAGTCCTCACATTACATAGCTGATTGAGTAGCTGAGATCGGCCGATCCCCACATCATCGCTTCATCATCGCGTTGATAGTCATAACCGCTTGCGTTCATCAATTCGATGAGGGGAAGCAGCTCGGGGATATCACGCAGAGCGGGATACACTTTCTCTTCCATCCAGGCATCCAGAGCGGAATCAGGCTCTTTCGCTTTCAGGAAAACCTCGATATGCAGCAGTGCAGACCACATATCTTCATCGATGTTGTCGTCCGAGGCGCGCGCATCCGTCAGGTATACCGCCACTGCCGGAAGATCCTCTTCGTCAAGGAAGCCAGGGCGACCGTCAAACCAGGTGACCTGTTCGATAATGTTACGTTTAAGCGCCGCCAGAACGGCGGCACGGATTTGTGGGTGTTTCATCGTGAAAGAATCAACCTCAGCTGGTTTTGCAGATTCTGCCGCATCACCTCAGGCATACGTTCATCCATCAGTCTCGGCAGCTCTGCGCGGAAAGCTTCAGTCAGCGGTACCGCCAGAGGGATGCTGACCACTTCGATCGGATACCGGTTGCGGGTTGTTCTCCGCAGTACATGCCAGCGACCATTTGCCAGTTGCTGAATAAAGGCGCCAGGGAAACGAAACGGTCCGATCCTCAGCACGCTGCTGGCTCCTGATTTATCGCGTTTTCTGCGCGACAGACGAACACTGGCGGTCCCAAGTTTAATGGCGGGTAAATTTCCCCGGTTCACGCGAATAAGAGCGCGGGGTTTGCTGACGGTTGCCCGCCGGATCCGGGCACGCTGTTTAACCAGCTTTCGGGGGACACGGGTTGACTTTGAAACGACTGAAACACTGCGATTGACTGCCTGTCCTGCAATGCGGTTAACAGATTGAGCACTGGCGCGGGGGACGGCTTTTTCACTGATGCTGTTGAGGTTAGCGATTGCCTGTTCCAGGCCTTTAATCGACATAACACCTCCTATTCAATGAAGATACGTGGTTTCCCGTTAAAAGTGTCGTGGCGGGTAACGGTCCAGTTCTTGCCCTCCCATTCCACTTCGTCGTTTCGCCGCGGGGAATACTCTGCACTGAACACCACCAGCGAATGAATATTCCCTGATAGCGGGCCCATCTCCTCCAGAAGGTCGGCTGAGATGGCATCGTGAGACACGCCATTGATCAGCACAGTTTTCCCCATGGTTTTCACCGTGGCCGCGTCCATGCGACCCGCCAGCCTTTCAAACGGATTAGCCATTGATTTTTACTTCAACCAAAGTCACGTTTGCACCTGCGGATTCCCAGGCGACCCCGGCCACGACCGCATCGGTTTCCGTCAGCTGCACTTTACCGTCTTTCAGGTAAACCTGTTCCCCGGCAGTGATTGCATCAGCGGCCAGTTTGGGAAGCAAAAACACGCCTTCCGTGAAACCGTCCCCGCTCTGGCCAGCTGCAATGTCCGTGATAGCCACAGCAATTACTTTTCCGACTGCAACCGGTTCACCACTGAGAATGTCATCCGTCCCGCCATTCACCAGAGAGATTGTTTTACCGTCCTGTACAAAATTCTTCGCCATGTTGTGCTCCATTCAGCCCCTTTCGGGGCTGGTTTCAGGTATAAAAAAAGCCCTTACGGGCGTCTGGTTATCGAGGCTGTTTATTACTGGCCAGTTGATTTGGTCATGCCGCGATAGTCCAGCGGCGCCACACCGGCATCAATACGCACTTTCGTGGCGATACCATCAGTGGTGAATCCCTCCTGCTGGTCGATGTATGGCGTATCGACCCCGTTCAGATAAGCCACTTCAATGGTGTCTGTGCCCTGTGCGGCAGCCAGATACCAGGCTTTTGCATCGGCATCATCCAGTCGCGCTTCCGCAATAACTTCTGCAAAGTTCTGGATAGGGTTGATAATACCGGCATTAATATCCGCCCCTTTCACGCTGGCAGACTTGATGGTCTGGTTTGCCAGTGTTTCAAGGCCAACCGGTACCAGCATGAATGCCGGACGAATATTCAGGGAGCGCTCGCCCTCTTTCTGAAGGCGCATCAGCTTACGAGCGTCATCAAGGCTACTGACGGAGATCGCGCCAGATGACAGGTTTTTATGGTCAGCATGGAACAATGCTTTCCCATCTGACAGTTTAGGGTTTTTGGTCAGAACGGCATAAACCAGATCACCAATGGTACCCTTGGCTGCGCGGCCCATCTTCATCGGCACATCAGTCAGCTGATTGAGGTCATCGTTGATAATAGCCTGACGGGTGATGGAGAAGATTTCACCGTAAGTTGCCAGGGCGATCGTCTCGCCTTTATCGCCAGTGGTAACGTATTTGTACTCAGCCCCTTCACGAACCTGACGCAACGACGGGAATCCACCCATGCCAACACGATGGGCGGTCTTAAAGTCTGACAGCTGCCCCTTTTTGGTCCAGCGCTGGAAGGTTTCTTCAGCTTCTTCCCAGCCCTGCAACAGAGCCTTGTTTGCAACATCGAGCAGGATATTGCCGAAGTCAGATGTACTGTGCGTCAGAGCAAGCCCGACCATCTGCATCGGGTTATAACTGGACACACCGATACCTTTTTCGGTCAGGGCCATACGCGCATATTCACGCAGTGTCATACCGTTGTAGACGTTGTCACGCTCCTGATTTTCATAGCCGGCACGCGCCATCAGTGCCTGGCGAATACCATCGGCCACGAAATTACCGTTGCTGGCATGAATATGAACCTGAGTGGTTTTGTTGGATGGGGTGGCAGTTTTACCCAGCTCAGCCAGTAGTAAATCTTTAGCCTGCTCAACGGAACATTCAGGATCGGCAATGCACTTGTTTTGCAGATCCATGTGTTTGTTACCGAACATGGCGAAGAGATCGCCAATACCATTCACACGGGCCTTCTGCTCAGCCAGAACCTGAGCGCGGACATCACCTTCGTTGATGACCGGTGCGGGATTCGGCTGCTGGGATGGATTATGCTGATTTCCCTGGTCACGCTGGGTAGAGTTGCGCGGCGGGGTGATCAAATTGCGAATGCTGTTTGGCATCTTTTCAAATTCCTCGATACGTTTTGAGTGAATACAGGCCATCGCCTGTAGGGAAGGTGTAACCTGGTCGGCAAACCCCAGCGAGACGCATTCGTTGCCGTCCATCCAGGTTTCGTCTTCCAGCATTGCCGCGATTTCTTCAGTGGTTTTTCCGGTCTTCTGCGCGTAAGCCGGGATCAGCACTGATTCAACTTTGTCGAGGAGGTCCGCATAGTCGCGCATGTCGTTAGCATCACCCCCGGCAAATCCCCATGGCTTGTGGATCATCATCATGGTGTTTTCAGGCATGATGACTGGATTGCCCACCATTGCGATGACGGAGGCCATTGACGCGGCCAGGCCATCAATATGCACAGTGATTGACGCGCCATGATGTTTGAGGGCATTAAAAATGGCGATGCCATCAAAGACATCACCACCCGGTGAGTTGATGTGAAGGTTAATGTGACTGACTTCACCGAGAGCTTTGAGGTCATTAACGAACTGTTTTGCGGTCACCCCCCAGTAGCCGATTTCGTCGTAGATATAAATTTCGGCCGCATTGTTATTGCTGGCCTGCATCCGGAACCACGAATTACTTTTTACGCTGGCTTTCGGACGGTGGACCGCCCGGCTCTTTGACTTCGGCACTGGTGCCTCCTTTATCATTGGAGGGGTCAGTGTCAAACACCAGCCCCATTTCTTTGTTTTCATCAACTTCCGCTTTACGGCGTGACTTCACATCGTCCGGATTACGGCCGCTGGCGCGAACCCAGTCAGATTCAGTTGCAGCACCACCGCGTATCTGGGTTTTCCAGGCATTTGCTTCTTTGACAGGATCAATCCAAGGCATGACCGGCCCTGAGTAGACAGCGTTGTAAAGCGTATCCATGTCAACACCGCGTGGAAGGCTGATTTCTCCGGCGGCGACTGCCATCTTCAGCCAGGCCCGATACATCGGTCGGGTGACTGAGCCGATAAACCAGTCCTGAAGTATCAGATACCCATCGGTTGACTCCACCAGCTCCTGCCGCTGGGCGCTGTAAGTACCGTTGTAGTTGCGGGCAGTGCTGGAAAAGCTGAGGCGACTGCCTGCGGCAACAGCACGCAGCTGACCATTGCGGAACGTCTCAAGGTTAGGGTTAGGTCGGTCAGACTTAATCATCCCGATTTCTTCCCCGGCCTGAAGGTCGTCATACAACATGCCAGGCTGGATCATGAGCTCACGGTCATCACCAGATTTGTCATCGGAGTCAAAACTCTGCCCGTCACCCTTTTTGATATACATGCCCAGTGCTGCGGCAATTCTCGCTGCGGTAAGTTCGGAGTCTTCATACTCCTTGAGCGCACTCAGGCGCATCAGTACCCCAGACAGAAGAGAGGTGCCTCGGGTCTGGTGAAGGCGGCGGGTAAATTTGAGGTGGAGCATGTTTGCTGCGTCTACCTCTTTGGTATCAAACTGTCTCCCGGAAACCGGCAGACTTTTGTAAACCTGGTATTTTTTGGGTCGTCCCCAGTTGTCAACAAAGACCCCCTGATTCATCTGGGATGCGGCGTCACTGTTCATGGGTACGAAATCAGGCTCAAGTGCTTCCAGCCAGAATGGCACACCCGCGACTGGTTGAAGGCCGTTGCCTGTACCACTAACCAGTTGTGCAAATACTTCACCATCCCGTAACCAGGTGCGAAGCATCAGGCGCTCAAGCATCGGTCGGGTAAACTGGTTAGTCACTTCAGGTCTGACAGACCATTCACCAAACTTTCTACGGATATCCTTTACCAGTTTCTTGGCGATTTTCCCGTTGGTCAGTAGGGGGATCGGTTCAACAATAATCCCCTGCTTACCAATAACCCGCTCTTCAAGCTTGTCGAACACGCCAATCACCAGATCGTGATTGTTATCCAGCCAACGGGCCTGCTCACGAAGCGAAACCGCCCCCATCTGGCTGAGCTGGTCGGCAGAACGATTCTCCCGTTGTGCTTTATGGGTCCGGGTAGGCTTTACCGCCTCATAGGCCTTGATTACCGCACGGGCACGCAGGCGTGAAGCTTTCCAGCCCGGCGAAAACAGGCCTATTGCATCATCTAAAAGACTCATCCAAACCTCGCCAGCCTGTAGCCGGGTCTCCCACGGCGTTTGTTGTTGAGTGCAGTAAGACGACGTTCCCACTCCTGTCGCCCTTTTCGGATTTCCGACAGGTTTTCGAATGTCATCTGCTGACCATTAAAGGTGATGGATTTTCCTTCCAGAACGGCAAGCTCTGCTGATGCATAGCGGTCGATCATATTTTGAATATCTGCCTGATTCACACCCATCCTCCTGAGTTTGTCCACGGATTCGCCTCGCTGGTTACGGGCTTCTCACGTTTTGGTTTTGGCTTTGGTTTCGCCGCAGGTATCGGGGATGGCGCTTCGCCAGTTTCCGTCTGCGTGCTCTCGACCCACGTTTCCCGCCGTGCCCATTCAGGAACAGACGGCCATTTGATTTTTTCGTACCCGCTAAGGATGGAGAGGGCATCGGCATAGACGAGAAGGTCAAATGCTTCGTTGGCGCCGCGGCCAGGCTTACTCCATTTCCCTTCATTTGAGCGTTCCTCATAGGTCAGTTCGTCGTAGAACCAGTTGCCCAGCCAGGAGGGAAAATGAACATATCCTGGCCCGGGAGAATCACGCCAGAGGGCATTATTCACCCGGTCTTTCAGGGCATCGGTCTGAAGAAGATAAAGCGGGACATCACCAGTCGCCTGCGCGCGGCGGGTAGACCTTCCGGTGTTATCCGGGAATGTCCTCTGAATAAGTTTGCTGCGGCGTACACTGTCGCCCTTAAAGAGATAAACCCGTTTACCCAGCCCTTCACGGCGACACTTGCGCCAGAATTTGTAAGCGTTATCCGTGACGCCATCCTCACCGCCGGAGTCAACCGCCATCGACATCAGCCTCATGCCTTTTGACGGATCAGATGCCAGTGGCCAGATTTTCTCGAATACATCCGTAAGCAGGAGATCCCAGTCTTCCGGGTAGCTCGCGGGATCGATCTGGATGCTCTCTCCGTTACCATCACATCGCAGGGACTGCCGTATGTTGTAGCGGTCAACTATCCAGCGCTCTCCCATACTCCCGTAACCGGTTATCTGGACAACAAACCGCCTGTTGCGGCCCGCCTGAACGTCCACGGTTGCTGTAAGGAACAGCACGCCGTCCGGGACCGAGCGTTTTGGCACGTCTTCAGCACGTTGCTCCAGCAACTCACTTTTGCGTTGCTCTATGCTGGCGCGGGGTAAATAAGGTCGGCCAAAGTCGGTATTGATAACCGTCTTTAGTGTTTCCTCACTGCGGGTGGTTTCATATTCCTGCTCTGCTGTCAGGAATTTGTAGATCAGCTGAGCCCAGGTCTGGTAAGCAGCTGCCGGACCTTCCATCCAGAAGGAGGCAATACGGGAACGACGGCCATCACCGCTAACCTGGCCTTTCCTGTCGATGGTTTGCCCGTCCCGGAGCCAGACACATTTCATGTTAAGCGCACGCTTCATGTCCGGTGTGATCCTGCCTTTACAGGCCGGGCACTGTAGAAAAGCCGCTTCGCTGGCAAGCACAGGATCGCTGCTGTCGCGGTACCCGGTCATATTGTCCATTTCCGGCTGGAAATATTCGCCGCAATGCGGGCATGGCCAGTAAAGACGACGGCGGTCACCACGGTTATAGAGCGATAAAATTCCGGTGGTCGGAGGGGCTTCATGGGGCGTGGAACGCCGCCATTTTGTGTCTCTGATATCCCTCCCGGGCGAGCTTTCAACCAGCGTCATCCCGGAGGACATGAATGTCGTGGTACGCTTCGATGCCAGTGAAAAAGCATCCCCCTCCCCGTCGATATCTTCCGGAAAGCGGTCATAATCCGTCAGCGCCACACTCTTATAGTCCGAGGACGACATGATATTGACGGATGGCCAGCCAAGCTTCAGATAGTTACCGGCGCGGAATGTACGGTCGTAGACGTTGTTATCGTTACGTCTTGGGCTTAGCCGGGTTTTAACTTCAGGGCTACAGCGAAAAGTAAGGTCCAGGCGTTTTTTGGAATGCTCGCGAGCTTTTTCCTCAGATACCTGAATCACAAGCATATCTGCCGGATCGCAGACAATGTTATAAACAATCCAGCCGTCAATCAGCCCGATGGTTTTACCCGTTCGCGCCGGGCCCACAAACACCACCGCATCGTATTCACGCGATGCCAGGCAGTTCATCGGCTCAATCACATAGGGTGCCAGATCCGGATCCCATGGAACTGAGTTTCCCGCCCCCATTGGCACGCGCATATAAGTACTGACCGCATCGGCCACCGGAATACGACGCGGGGCTCGTAAAATACCGGAGACATCTCGGCGGATGTCCCTGGCGGATGCCCGCTTTGCCATCAGTCCTCCTCAGGCTCTTCCTCCTCTTTTTCAGCGTCCTGCACCCTCTCCGCCATCTGGTCGCGCAGATCATCAATAACGCTTTGCACACGAACTACCGCAGCAGGCGTTAAAGCACAGTCGCGCTCGAGCACATCCGGGAGGGTTTCAAGTACCATGACGACGGCTTTCGCCATCAATGAGAATTCTCGCGCCACTTCATCTGCGGGTATTAACTGCCCCGTATCCTGTTCGAACTTCAGCCTCTCATTCTCTGCTTTCCAGTGGGACAGCCTGTCAGAGGGGGGCATATCATCGATGTTGGCCGAAACGGTAGGGATCATCAGTTCGGTCAGAATGTCGGTCACCAGATAGAGCTTTAACTTGCTGTTGCTGCCTGGAGCAGGTTCAACATTTTTCAGTCTCGCGGCAACCGTCTGACGGTGTACGCCGGTTATCCCTGCCAGCTGATTGATATTGAGTTTTAAAGTGGCAATTTCCTGGTCCATGATGGTGAACACTTTTTGAACGATTCGACATCTTGCGAAAATGGCCTCTAATTAAATCAAAGACCTGCGCACATGATGATGATGACCCTGATTCCGAAAAACTAGCCGTTTCCCGCGCGCCAGCCGCCCCGTGGCAGGCCCCCCCCTCTGGGAGGACCCATTGATGATAATGACTCTCATTCACTTAAATCAGCACGAACCTACAGCAATTTGGACGTCCAAACGTCCATAAATCATCGATGTGAGATAGCCGCCCAGAGGATGCCGCCTGGCTTGAGCGCATTGCGAAGAGCATCTTTCACCGCTTCGTGCATCGCCTGTTGCAAGCCAACTACTGAAGCTGTTTGCGCATCAATCTTTGCCTGGAGGGCTGCGAACAAATCGCTTTCGCGTACAGCCTTGAGAACCAGTTCTTGCATCTCGTCGGTTAGTCGCGTCTTGGTGGCTGTGCCTGTCGCTGAAGCAATTGAACTGATTGGTTCAGCGGTGGCATTATTGCCATCAGCGGGATTAGCTCCATCATGACTAATTGCCCCAGGGAAACCACCAAAAGCCAGACCACCATTGAAGGCCGTCTCTTCATTATTGCTGGCTGATTGAGCGGCTTCATTCACCTTAAAGCGGTCAGCCTCAAACACGACCTTGCGCTGGTCACCTTCAATGCAGACGGCCATGCCAGCAACGTGCAGTTTGCCGCCGTGGTTCACGTTCATCTTTACGCTATAGTTGGCAGACACTGCGGCATCACCAATCATCGTATCGGTAATATGCACCTGACAGTGAATCGGCGTTCCGTTTATCAACTTTTCAAATGCTTTGCTGCTGCGAATCTCTTCACAAATTTCATCGAGCGCCTTTTGAGCGCATTCAAGCTCAACCCCGAGCGGGGAGTAGTATTCCTGCTTCACCGTCTCACCAAAGCGCGTATTGACCAGGTGCTTAATAGCAAACTCCTACCCTTCAGCAGTCAGGAACGTAAAATGATTTACCTTCCCATAGGCTGTTGCTGTGAGTCGGGTTTCAGCCAACCCCAGCTCGCGAAGCTGTGCTGCACCAGATTTAGATGGCAGCTCGCCACTTTGCAGCGCACCACGGAAAAACAGCGCATACAGAACATCAGTCGCCGCACCGGACAACGTAATAATTTTCTGACTCATGATTTATTTCCTTTTAGGCGTGAGCCTGTCGCACGGCAAATCCGCCGAAAGTTAACGGTTTGCCCAGGCTCACAGCTGAAAGACTTTCTTTGATGTGCGCGTGCGATGCGCATAAAAAAGCCCCGCTATTGCGAGGCTCTGGTTTGTTTCTGGCAGTTAGCCTGCCACGCTTTGTTATGCGCCAGGATGTCTTTCTTCGTCTGGCGGTCCAGAACGTCGATGTCGTGATCTGTCAGGTAGATTGGCTTTACCCAGTCACAGGAATCGTGGACGAATACATAGCTGGGCTTTGGAGGTCCACCAACACAGCCAGCGGTCAATGCTGACACGGAAAGCACAGAGATAAACATGAAATATTTATTCATTATTGCCCTGCCATGGTTGAGTTAGCAGCGCCTTTTCAACACTCCATCCCCTGCTCAATCGGTGCGCGATTGTCTTTACTTTCACACCGTAGGTTTCAGCCGCTTTGGTAATGCACATTCGACCAGCTGGTGTATCGAGCATATGGTTACTTCGTCGGTTTCTTGCCTGGTCCTTCGGTGTGGCCCAGCGACAATTTTCTGGTGTATACCCTTTGTCGACATCAATTCGATCAAGCGTATGTCCCGCTGGCCGCTCCCCCATATCTTTAAGGAAAACTTTAAAGTCAGCCCAGGGTGCCCAGACATTAATACCTCGACCACCATAATTTGCGTAATCCGCATCATCCGGATAATTACAACGCCGCTGCATTGACAGCCAGCTTATATAAGTGGGGGAGGTTTCTGATGGTCTGCGATGCCCGTGTTTTGCACCCGACATGCAACCGCAAGATTTTGTCCTGCCAGAGCGGAGTGCATTTGACCTGATAACTTTTTCGGTTCCACATTCACAACTACACAGCCACATGGAAACGCCTGAATTATCCTTCTTTGCGTAGGACAGCACAGTCAGCTTTCCGTAATGATTACCGGTTAGGTCGATTGCCTTCCTCATATTCACCCCTTATGAGCCGCGCTTCCACGTGTCCCGCAGCTCGCGATCAACATCGTCGCCAGGCATATGGTTAACAGTCTGCTGTACATTGCTGGCCTCTTTCGTTGCTTCTACCCGGCGTTCGGCTGCTGCGACCATTGCCGCTGCGTTATCTTCGGTGCGCTGCTGGTCGGATTTCGCTTCAGCTTTGCTGGTGCCGCGAATATGGCCCAGACCAAAGGCACCGGCGATAGCGGAAATCACCAGTGCGGCCAGCCCGATTATCGTTTCGATACCCACACTCACCTCACACCAGAACAGATTTCGCCAGGTTAAACAGCGCGCGGCGTTTATCCAACCCGTTTCTGCCGCCATTGATAAGAAGCGTCACGCGCTCCACGTCGCCGGAATGAAGCAGGCAACCGCGAGACGAATAGAACCATGCGGCTGAGCGCGCAGCGTATTCATCCTGTTCAAGCAGCTCCGGATGAGTAACAAGGTCCAGTTTCAACGCCTGGCCACAACTGCGATAGTTGCTCAGGCCGGTAACCTGTTTCAGCCCACGGCCGCGATATTTCCAGCCATCACCGGCAACCTGATTGCCCAGGTGTTCTTTTCCCCACTCACCACCATAAACCAGATTAGCGATCGCTTTCTGGTTAGCCGGGTGAGCTGCCGTTCTGCCAAGGGCGGCGGACTGCTGTGGAGTGATGCGGTGGCTGCCGAACGTCGGCACTAAGTTTTCAGCAGCATAATTAAGATTTTCCACCACACGGGTAAATCTGGTGCTTTCATGCCCCATCTGGGCAATGAACATGGCCTGATCAAGCGGTGCGGTGATGCCGTATTCCTTCATAGCGGCGTCGATATGCGGAAACCAACGCGCTGCTAACCCGGCGCTGATACCAGCCGCCTTCTGAAATTGTGTTTGGTTCATTAGTGCCTCAGACGATCAACCAGCCGCGCCATATTTCCACGAACCTTCAGGACGGCGGCGAAGATAAGAATGTTTGCTACCACCACCAGCCAGCTGGAATCACGATAAAGGCCGAAGATGAACTGCAAGGGGATCGCGGCGTAAACCAGCACGGTTATATACGCCAAAATAGAAATGATGGGCCGATGCCGGGCGCCATGTCGCTGGTAAAACATCAGCACGATGACGATGGCCGCACAAATAAACGCATTAAAGACTGCTGACGGGTCAATTGCCATTTCCCCCTCCCCCGCGTAGCCGCGAGAAAAACTTGAACACGTTGTTCAAATCCTGGTTGTTAAGATAAGTGAGGATTTTTATACACAGGGCAGACAGAATCACTGCGCCCAGTGCATCCAGCGGTTTTTCATAGTGCGAAGCTGCATTTAGCAGTGAGCCAATAAGTCCTGCCCCGAGCACCCCAACGATAAACGACGTCAGGAAATATGCTGCCAGTCGGGCGCGGGACAGGTTTGTGGCTGTCGCGACGTAGAACACCGCACCACCAAACGCCCCGAACACCACACCAAAATCTGTATGAGTAAAGACGCCGTACAGGACTGAACCCAGCAGGCCGCCGCCGAGAACAGCGCCGGTGCCGGTTAATGGATCGGACATTAAGCCCCCTCTTATTGCTGTGATCCCTCTCAGGAAATTTGAGGGGAATAAAAAAAGCCCGCTCGCGAGAGCAGGCTAAAGTGATGATTATCACAAGAAGGTAGAAAGGAGATCATCCGACAGACAGGTAGTGACGTCCGGGTATCGAGGCCGATTCACTGATTGTTCAGGAGAACCATCTGCCAGCGGATATATCCCCTTCTTCTTTAGCGTAGCCGTAACTTCGGGAAACGAGCAAAAAAAACCTGCTGTTTAAAGCAGGCTCTCAAGGAATTATCAATTCGATATTATTGTTATCGTGGTGCCGGGTGCCTCCCGGTGAGAATTACTCCAGCAAACATTCCCGCGTCTGAGAGGTTTCCTTTTCAGGTAACTGCTGGAACGCCCCTCCGCATAGGGGGATTCACCACAATAAAAAAATAGCGCATAAATCAGAGTTGAGAAACTTCCTCGCTTAACGAATTGGACACTGGTCCGCCATCGAGGATTCGAACCCCGAACCACAGAGGTAGAAGCTCCGTGCTCTTTCCAGTTGAGCTAATGGCGGAAAAAAAGACCAGCATTGGGTTGCTGGTCATGGGTCATGCAGTTGTCTCTGCGAAGTTGGTGTATCCCCACCAAGTGTTATCAGTATCGAGAGCATTATCGAATGCCAGTTTACTATAGCACCGAAGAAAAAATTCACTCTGTCAAAGGCCATCAGAAATGACCTTTTGCAAAGTGTTATTTACTGGATTTAAACAGGGGCCAGAGTAAAGCAATTACCCCGGCTACCAGCACGCCATCAGCAAGGATGGACATCATTTTGCTGGTGAAGTCGATGGCAACCACCAGGAACATCAATACCCCGGCGGCTACCCAGCGCAATTTCCCGATCACAGGTACTGGTCCAGTGGAAGTTGCAGCGCCTGAGCGATTTTCTTGAGCTGCTTCTCTTCTTCTTCCCCGATGCCGTCGTTGTCAGCGACATCAAGGCACAGGCAAAGAACATCAACAGCATCGTTTGTACCGGCAACGTCAGCCAGTTCGCGCAGCGCCTGTGCATTAGCAGAGCGCGGCGAAGCTTCATAGCGAGCACGGATATTGCTACTCATCTGTGCGATCTCACCAGCGAACGGTGCGAAAGCAGGCAATGCTGAAATGGTTTTTTCCAGAGTGGCGATTTCTTTCGCGTCGCATGTGCCGTCGGCATACGCAATGGAGTAAGCACCCCACACCGTAGCTTCAACCGCGTCGCGGTTTTCCATTTTCTTAACTTCCACAACAGCTTTACGTGCTTTCTTTTTGAAGATACCGAACATAGTGACTTTCCTTTTAGCGGGTGAGCCAGCGCTCAGGAATGATCAGCCCACAGAGACAGTCACACCGACCGTTCCCTATGGCTCACCCCTGAAAGGCTCTGTGGTTGAATTGCGCCGAGCGTGGCGCGAAGAATTTCGGACATAAAAAAACCCGCAGCAGTGGCGGGTTTATGTTTTGATTTGTTGCTCAGTACGCTTTACTGTCCCGAGCCTACCACAATTTAAGCACTTACTTGCTCACTCTGCAACTTAAATCTGTCGCTATTTGTGCCGAACGCGTCACAAAGTGGTGCGTAAAGGATCGATTCTGCAAGACTAACCCATGTATCAATGCGACGACGGCAAGTGATGAGGGTCCAGTCAGGGTGTTTGGCATTAAGCTCGTTCGCCATCTGGAGTTTGCTCTTTCGAAGTCTGTGACGGTCCACGATGACGCCATAAAGTGATCGGTAGTCGTCATTCATCAGGACGGAAGCAATGACACCATCCACCTTTAGCCCTTCTTCATCAGAACAGAACGCCAGGCCGCTTTTGTTTTTGCTGTCGAGGATTTCGCGAAGGTATGCCTCCAGCTCAGGTTTAGTAATGCCGGATTTTTTCATGCGACGCAGCGCATCGTTGATAGCAGATTTGGTTATTTTTCCGGATGCCAGCAACTGGTTGAACATGTTTCCGCCCGAGCCACCACCGATATAAGACCAGCGACCCCACATGCGGAGCTTTCCCTGTACCCAGATACTTTCTAGAGTGCGAAGGCGAACCAACTCGCCGGATTTACCTACTTCTGAAGGATTGATCATTTGCGTCTCCACTTACGCCAGTACGCCGATTGCCAGCGCACGATCTAAAAACCGAAACAGCAGCATTAACTGGTCGCCGTATTTCGCTTCAAATGCCACGGGATCAGCGTGTAACTCGTCGTGATGCGCTCTGCACAGCGGTATCACAAACAGGTCATGCGCTTTGGTACCCATTCCACCCTGCCCGTGGCCTATCAGGTGGTGGGGGTCGTCTGCCGGGTTATTGCAGCAACTGCACTGCTGCGACTTCACCCAGCGGGTGTATTTCTCGTTTTCCCAGCGTCGGCGCTTTGGCCTCAGCATGAAAGATTCCGGCGTTTCAGGATCGACCTTCACCGCCACTATCTTTCTTGCCTTCTCCTGAAAGATTTGCGTAGCCGGTAATGACGGGACAATGTCGCTTTCCCTCATCACTGAACTGTGCTGTTCTGGCTTGATTCTGAGTGCTTTACTCGCCACTGATTCAGGAACAAGATCAGCCAGATCATTACGTACCATCCACCAGCAGAACTCAGGAAGCGAAAGAGTGTGGTCAGCGCTGAAACCTAAATCAATATTCACCCTTTCCAGAAGCCATTTTACCAGGTTCTGCATGGCAATTCCTGCCAGTCTTTCAGTGGTTTGCTCACGTAAATGGTTATCACAAGACCAGCAAAGACGAATGCTCCCCGGAGCGTGGCGCATTACCGTAAAGTCACTGGCATGCCAGTCAGTGTGAGGCCACTGACATTCAAATTTTCTCTCCAGCCAGGCATCAAGGCTACTCAATCCACCAGCTCGCTGAATGACCCTTTCGTTAACGAAAATAGCCTGCATGTTGGCATCGTCAGTCAGGGGCTGGTGGGCTTCAGGGATTAATCCCGATGGCAGATGCTGTATGGCTTCGGATGGTGGCTCAATAACTACCCTTCCCTGACGGAATAACCAGAGCAGTTCGGTACCAGGGCGGAACAGAACCACCCCGGATATCGGCGCAATTTCAGGCGTCAGTATGGCTCTCACCCAATTCCCCCCATTGTTGGTTGATGCCTGGTTATCGATATTTCTACCCTTCCGCCACGCACTTTCGGCCCCCACTCCACCAACATTCTCTGCACCTGGCTGTCATCCTCCCAAATGCCTGCATGCGTGAGCGCGTCAAACAGAGCCTTGTTGTAGTTGTCGATGTCGCGGCGGCGGGCATCTGGAGGAAAGAGAAGGATTTCCACCGCAGCTGGTGATGATGATGGTTTTGGTAAGCAACGCAGTTGCTCAATGATCGCTGCACATGCCGCGCTTTGATATGCCCTGCCCTTCTCGCTGATAAGATGGCGGCCTTTTAACGGCCCCTTGTTTGGGGCTCGCCAGTATGTGTTTACGCTCGGTGGGAACGGGAGCACCAGTTTCATAAACTCACTCCCTGTTTTTTCAGCCATTCAACAGCGTTATCTTTTGCCTTGTCTCCACCGGAAAGCAGGTCTTTGATGATCGTCACTGGATCTGCATCCCATTCCGTTTTGACGAGGGTAATGCCCCTGGCAGCGCCAGGAGCAACAGTGATGTAACCTTTTTTCTTAAGTGACTTCACGTGCGCTACAGCAGCGTTCGGTGATGCGCAGCCAATTAATCCGGCAAGCTCCAGCATCGTAGGTGGGAAGCCAGCCTTTTCGATATGAACCTTGATAGCTTCAAACACTTCATTCTGACGCGGCGTTAATTCGATCATGACTCGACTCCATAACGCCCGTTCAGGCGTCCGATTACGCTGTTGAACATCACCAGGCTTACGCCCATCGGTTTAACCTTCTCGTGGTACTCCTTCAGGATCGGAGGCACTACGACATTCCAGCTTGGCTTTGGCTTCTGCTTTAGGGCTTTTTTGATGGCATCGTTGCATTGACGGGCTACATCACGCACAGCGTTCTCATGCTCGGTAGATAACTTTTTCATGCGGCGCGCTCCTGTAGTTTTTTCATGGGAACGGCAACTGCCGGTATAAGCTCAACAGCTGGTGATTCAGATTGATTTCCCCAGTGGTCCCAGCCAGGCGCACCGCAACGGCTGAATAGTTCGATGCGTGGAACATCACCGTAAAGCATCTCCAGACGGAAACGCGCCTCTGCTGGCTTCTGGCTGTGCTCACCGAGTGGGCTGTAAATAACCTGCTTGATGCTGGCGCATTTGCGTTCAAGTCCTTTTCCCCTGGTGGCGATCAAGAGGTCTTCGGTATTGGCTCGGGTGTAGTTCCCGCCGTTCATGCGTGTTTGTACGTTCAACAGGTCGAGGAAGTCGTAAAAATCCTCCACACGCCCTGCCTGAAGTGCTTTGTTGATATGCTGCTCTGCCAGTGGGTTGAACTTTACCCAGGTAAAGCCCTTCATCGTGCGGACCTTAAAGCCCCACGCTTCAGCCAGCTCGATAGCCTCTCGAGTGTGCGTGCCGGTGAACCACATAGCCAGAACTGCATCATCGGCAGCCAGGTCCCAAACCGGCAAGCGCTTCATGTCGATCAGTTTCATCGTGTCGTAGTGATCTTCTGCTGCACCGTTACTGGCTTTGTTGTCATAGAGCCAGGCAGGGTCAGCGTAAATCAGTGAGTAATTCATCAGACATTCCTCGCTCGGCCAGCCAGACACCATGCATCAGAGGGTGCTTTCACTTTTGGCGCCATGCTCAGGCAACGCTGACGCTCAATCAGTATCTTCATCCGCTGCTCTTCGTTCTTAGAGCGATTGAAGGCATCCATCAGAACGGTGGCCGCACGCTGGTAGAGCCCTTTTTCAAACAGGCCTTGAGCCTTATCCATCATCCCAGTTACAGCTGGATTCGGCGCTTCTTCCTGTTCCGATACAGCTGGTGTATCTGCCCGGTTAATTTTCAGTGCAGAACGCCCCTCGCTAACGTCACCACCCGGCGCTTTGGCAAAATACTGGTAGCACTTGCCGTTATGCTGGCGGGTTGCGCGATTCAGTTTGACCAGATGGCATACACCGCGCTGAACAGCATGAACGTCGTACTGTGGCATTGATGCCGCAATCTCTTTGTTCGTTAAGCCAGGATTAGCGGCGATGAAAATTTGAATATCTTTCAGAAGACTCATGAGTTCGCTCCTCTGAAGCCCGCCGGGACTTTGCTGTAGTCGGTGTTCTTGAAGCTGGATTTGAAGATTCCATCCTCACGCTCCCACTTCCCGTTAACACGCGCTGGCCTTCCGGCATTCGCCCAATTGGTAGCGGACTTCAGGTAAGCTGGAAACTTCGTTGGCTGGAAAAGTGTCTGCGGGCGCAGGTAGGCCGCCATTGTTAAATCGTCACTCCACTTGGCGTTGCAGTAGTCCACCACCAACGACAGCTCTTCAACGGTGAATCCCTCCCCGATTCGGGCGCGTATGTTTTGCAGCGAGGTTGTTGAAACCTGATAACGCGAACTGGTCACCTGGTTCAGATGGGTTAAAACCTGTTTAGCCTGATCGGTGATCAACACATCACGGTCTGGTTGCGGCGCAACCGGACAAATAGGTTTATTAGTCTGCTTGTTTAACTCTGTATTAAAGTCTGTATAGAGATAGGATTCCGTACTTTCGCGGCTCCCAAGATTCCTGTCATTCGCGGATTGAGAAACGCAGCTTCGCGGTTTTGATTCCGCATCTTCACGTTTTCCATTACGTACTTTTGCGGAATCGTTATTTTCTGGAAAGATTAATGAGATTAGAGCATCGCCGTCGATGCGATAATGCTTGGTTGGCGTACCATTGACCTTTCGAGAGCAGGTCTCGATCACGCCAGGCAGATACTTGTTTACCAACTTTTTAACCAGCCGCTCTGTCTGGTCTTCAGTTAATTCGCCCGCCTCAGCTCCAAGCTCCTTGTGAGTTTTATAGAACCATCCGTCTTCATCCCCAAATGCTGACCAGAAAACGAGGTTATTAAGAACTGCTGCCAGCGCATGAGCCTGCTGGTCTTCTTTAAAGAACAGCAGGTACGGCCTGGGAAGAACAATGACGTTCTTCTGGCCTGACATTGACTGGACGATGTCAAAGATTCTGCTCATGGTCGTCCTTTAACTCTGTAAATTTACGCTGGAATTGCTCAAGAGGGCTGAAGCACTCATGATCGTACCCTTCGCGAAGGTATATAACGCGTCGAGTCTCGGGCTCCCATCTGATGACGTGGACGGTGATGCCTCTGTGGTCTCTGAATCGCCGGTCAACTTCAGCCATTCCTCACGCCCCTTCTCGTTCATCAGTGCAAATGCCTCTACCATT